AAAATGGACGAAATATTGGATCTTATTTTTCTTTAGATCATTGGGCGCATAGTTTCTCCGTATGGAGAGCACTACTCGGCTGCCTTCTTCTACAGTTACTATGTACGGCAATTTTATTCCTGTTGGTAAACCGTCGGCACCAACTTCTTCGAAACCTTCTAAGTCTAAATTTACATGACACTCTAATAAAGTGTAGATTGGTTCATTCTTACCAGATTTTTTTGTGCCATCTAACTCACGTTCTTTTTTTTCTAAATCGTTTTTTTCAACATTACCTGGTGGTCCAAGTTCTACATCTCTGTAGAAACCAGATACTTGTTGTTTTCTTAATTCGTTTTCAGATATTTTAACTGTGTGTATTACAGCTTCCGCATCTTCAATACTAGTTGCAGTGTATGGAACAATTAATTCATCTGCAGGTACAAACTTTGATACTGCTCTTCCAAGTGGCACATCATAGTAAACTTTTTTAAATGTAGATCCTGCAAGTGGTAAATGAAATAACATAGAATCAAACTCTGCTTCATACTCTTGCATTTGATCCATGATTAAATAATTCATGAAATCTTTTACACGAGACGCTTGTTGTTCTGTTTGTGGATTTTTTACACCGATAACCTGTGTTCTAACTGGTCCATCTGCTGGTAATAATTCTTTGTAAGCCTGTGCTTGAAACTGTGTAACTGCCTCTGCAAGAACTGGGTGTGTTGCACCAGATGCCCCTTGAAATGGTTCTGTTCTGTTTTCATATTTAAATCCTAGTAAGTCAAGCCCCTCTGTGTATCCTCTCTCCCAATCTTTTCTTGATGCTTTATAGTCCATATAGTTTTGCACCATTTCGTTACCGATAGGTTCTAAAACATCGTCTGGTAAAATATCTGCTAAGTTATCAAAATGTGATTCTGTTCCCGGTATATTTATAGCTCCCGGTTCAAAGTCTAATGTTGCACCACCGTCTTCTTCAGGTATTACCTCTACTGGTGGTTTATCTACTATCTCTTCCTCAATACCAATTTCTTTAGCTACTTCTTCCTCTGATGGAATTTTAACTTCAGTTCTAGTATTAGGGAGTCCTTTATCTATATCTGCCATTTATACTCCTATATTCTTCTACCACGTTTTAATAAACCTGGCAACCCTTGTGAGTTAGGGCCAGATGATGGTGGGGGTCCTGAAGGCACACCAGCTAGTTTAGCTATACCTCCCCCTGCAAATCTTTCTTGAGTTCCAAATAATCCTAACTGTGGTGTATTCATTCTAAAAAGTGTGCCTTCACCAGGTCGTAAGGGTTCTTGACCAATGCTTTTAAGGTACTGATTTAAAAATTCATTTGTTTCATATTCAGGTCTTTCTGGCGAATAACTAGGACTTACATAAGAGGGCACTAAAATTTCTTTTTGTAAAGGTAAAGGAAAACTTGGATCTATTACAAATTCTCCTGGAACGTTTCTTTTTTCTAATTGACCAGAAGTAAAACTAGGTAGTTCAGGTTTATCTGGTGCATCAAAAGGTTTTTCTTTAGCTGTAAAAGCATCTTGTTTATCTGCAAGTAAACTTTCATAATCCATTCTACCCGTTTCTGGAGTATTTGTAATTTTATTTTTTAAATTTTCTAAAGCTATATCTGCTTTAGCTTTTGCACCTGATGGAATAAATAAAGGATTTTTAATTAAATTTGTTGCATATGTTTGAGATAATTTTCTAAAATTATCTTGATCAATAATACCTTGTGCATATGTTTTAGCCGCAGGAGATAAGTCAGGATCATTAATAATATTTTTTGCTTTTTCAGCGTCTGCATCTAAATTTAAAAGATTACCAACTAAAAAATTTTCTGCTGCTGCAACATTTATTGGTTCTTTTTTTCTTAAAACATCATCAGCAAGTAAACCACCTTCAATTGCAGCTGTTGCATACAAAGCTGGTTTACCAACTAAATTTTCTAATTTAAACAGCTCGCTTGGACTTAAACCTTGTTTTATAAAATTACCTGCTCCCGATATTATTCTTTTAATTAAACTTACTCGTGCAGGTGGTTCATTTGAAACTCCTCTTCCAACAGCTTGATTAAGATAATTTTTAGCTTTTATTGCACACTCAGTGCTACCAAATCGTAAACCAATACGCCCACCCGTAGCACCTGTTTTTCTACCACAACCATCTGGATCTATTTCTGATGCTAGTTCTGCAATTTGTTTTTGTAAGTTACTTACACCTACATTTCTTAATGCGGGAGTTTCTTGATAAACTTGTTCTGCTATTTTAGCTTTTGGTGTTAAATAATTTATTACGTCTTCTGGTAAATTTGGTATTTTATTTTTTAAAAATCTAGATGAAGCAACTTCAGTCACTGAGGGAAGAGTAATTGGTTTACCTTTATTAGCTTTTACAACTTTTCCTATTTCACTTGTTTCATTTATTATGGACGCTATTTGATTATCTATGGATGCATTTAAAGGGTAAACTTCCGCACCTAGTGCGTTTATATATGTTTTTAAATTTGGGTTTGCAGTTTTTTGAGACGCTTGAGTTAAAGTATTAAAAAATTGATTTTGTTGTCCTGTTACAATTCTTAAATTATTAAAAGGTAGCACTCTAGTTCCACGCGCATGATCGATGTGGCCCGCCATTGATTTAATTCTAGAATAACCCTCTTTAGTTGTAAGAGCTGTTGTTTTTACATTTTTATAAATATCTTCAAAAACATCTTTGTATTTTTCTTTTTCTCCAGTAAGTGGATTTATCATGTCGGTATTAAATAATTTATTTCGACCATCAGTTACTTTAACTAATTCATTCCATTCAGGTAAATTTCTTATGTTTCCTTTTAAATCAAAAACACCTTTGTTAGGTATATTTTTATTTATTTTTGTAAGTGTTTTTGCATCTGGTTTAAATACACTATACAATTTATTTTTATATCCAAGATCGTTTGGATCTGCATAACTAAATAAAACTTTATTAGAATCTAGTGATTGTCCTTTACCTTTCCATGTAATTGGTTTTCCATTTAAATCGTAAAATTTAAATTGACCTTTACCTTTTTCAGTATTCCAATTTCTTAAAGCTTCTCGCATTGCAAATTGTTCTGGTTTATCTCCTGCTAATCTCCACCAATCATCAAAGGAAACTCTTCCAAGTGTATTGTTTTGAGATAATTCTAATAAATATCCCATAGAAGTATCTGTTCCTTTTGGAAGTTTAGATATGATTCTGTTTATGTATTTAATATCTGGCTCTATGTTTTTATATTCTGGAAAAGTTCTTAAAGTTTTAAGAACATCTTTATCCTTAACTCCAACTCCTGCTTTACCTTTAATTAAATTTGATATTTCAGTGGTAACGGGATTTGTTAATCTATAATCAGGGTTCATTACAACTCTAAGAGCTTTAAGAATTTTATCATCACGTTTATCTAAAGTCTCTTTAACCAACTTAGAGGTAATAGCTTCAATACTGCCTGGTGTTGTTCCAGATGTTCCTAATCTGTTAGTGGTAACTTTGTTTATAAAAAGTGATGAGGCGCCTCCTTTACCACCTTTCATAGGATACATCCCGTCTAATTTATTATTTTCTCTCTCTATAATATCTTTTACTAGTTGAATTTTTTTATCTTTTAAAAGACTTGCTGGGCTGCCTCTTTCATCAGCGTAGTACATCACAGACATTGTCTTAAAACCTTTGTTTTTTACAAAGGTGTCCCACTGTGGAACATCTTTTGTTGTTAATTTTTCTTCTTTAAAACCTTTGTCAATAAGATTAACATATTCTTTATAAAGTTTATCGTAGAGTGCTTTGCCTTTTTTTTGACCTTCTGGACTAGTGCCACGTCCAAATCTAATTCGTCCACCACCAGCCATATCTTGTCTTGGATTGTCTCTTACAAATCTGTTGATGGCCTCCATTGTTTCAATACTTTCTTTTTTAGGTGGGATGGGTGCATCACTTGCACGAAATACTTCTGGAAGATCTGGTTTTTTTATTTTCTCTCTTGTAAGGTGATTGAATATATCTTTAATTTTTCCTGGAGGAGACTTACCTATAAGTCCTAATTTAATAATTTTAGTAACCATTATTCTCCTAACATGCTAGCAATACCACCTGATGCAAGTTCCTCTGGATCGCCATAATAACTATCATCTGCATCACCCTGTCTTCTAATTACTGCGTCTGATTGCTCTCCATCAATATCTTCTGTTATAGCTTTAGCTCTGTCTCTTCTTCTTTTGTTTTGCATCATTTCTTTGATCGTAGGTTTTTGACCTGTTGCATATTCTTTTAGTTTTGAAACATCAGAATCTAAATCTCTAATACTTGTACCACCTACTTCATCTACATCTATATCATAATCATCAGGACCAACGGATCTTCCAACTGGGCCTGATTCTGCTGTAGTAAATTCTGCTGCAGGATCTGGTGCACCCTCATCAGGTAATGGTTTTTTGTATTGCATTTGTACTGGATCACCAAATACGTTTTCTGAACTTTCATACTCAACTCTTATAACACCATCGTCCATTTCTTCTGTAACTCGAACCACGGAACCATCATCAAGTTTTTTCTGGTGAATAGATTGTCTTTCACCTGTTGCAAATCTTTTTGTAACATCATCACCTTCAACTATAACTTTGTTAACTAGCGAATCAAACCATTCTGGTTTACCAGCGACATTCTCTGTTTTAATAATTGGAACATTTTTAACACCCTTAGCAAATTTTAAAGGTTTTACAATTTTACCTACAATAGGTATTGATGCAAGTCCTGCAAATATTTTTAAGAAAGTTCTTCTAGTCATGCCATCTTTAAAACCAATACGACCACCTGATGCATTTAAATCTCTTCCTGTCTTGCCACCTGTTTTCATATTTTTTAATATGTTTTCTAATTGCATAATTCCTTCTTCTGTTAACTCTGGTGCAGCGTCTCTAGGTTTAAAACTTGCTGCTGCCCTAGACATGCTTTCAGCCATTTTTTGTGCAGCCTCCTCTGACATATTCATGTCTTTCATTAATGTTGCTTTAATATTAGGAATCATTTCTTCTTCAACTGCTTTGTTCACTCGTTTTGCAACTTCGTCTTGATCTAACTTCATGGCTTTTGCAACATCTAAA